AATTCTACCTGAACCGATATTCTTACCTTCTTCCGCTTGTTTGTACCATTGTTGGAACTTTGTAACCTCTTGCGCTTTGCATTCGATTTGAAGGGGTAGTTTGGTCATTACATCCTCTTTTAAGCCTGGGATACTACCTGATAATGGTGTTCTCCTTGCAAATTGGTCTAACCCACTATCTACTAACATCTTGGCTACAAGGCGTTCTAGGCGGCTTCCTTTGGCTTTTTTACTTGCGGGAGTTATCATTGTATAAATCCTCTTTTATCTGATGCCAACTCACAGTTTTTTTACTTTTATAATTAAATTTTTCAAGGTCTGGATATTTATCCGCAAAAATAATGGCGTATTCAAGGTCGTCTAAGGATATATTAGTGGCGTCTGAGAGTTTTTCGAGTTTGCCGAGGACGACTTTTTCGTTGTCAAGAATTATTGAGCCTATGTAATGAAACATCATTATTCTAATCCAACGGGAATGATAAGAAAATTCGGTATAACTATCTATAATTTCATCTTTGAGATCAGTGTAAGTCATAGTGAACATTAAAATTTTTATTAAAAAGGTAATTTATCTTCTATTTGATCTAAAAACGCCTCCTTTGTATCAGTTTGATCTACTTCTTGTGAACTTTGTGTACTTAGTGAACTTGGTACAGACTGGACTCCATAGTAATCTTTTAATCCTTTTATTTTTCTTGGGGTCAAAATTATCTTATATCCTTCATTAGTTCTTTCGGTCATAATACCTAATGTTTTTCTGATAATATCGCCTATCTTTTTGGCAGTGATTTTACGAGTATATCCTTGTTTAAAACGTAATTCATTGATATAATCGGCTATCTCTCCAATAGCTACTCTCTCTCCTAAATCCCATTTCTCAACAATAAATAAAAATATCTGTCCTTCGATTTCATCAAGTCGCTGGCGTTTGGTTTCAATTTCTTGTTCTTTTATTAAAGTAATTAAAGTTTCTCTAATATCTTTATCAGCTAGATAAAAAATGCCAGTTATTACTTGTTGAACTCTTTTATCAAAAGTTTCCAATTCTGGCATACCATATTCAATTTCTTCAAGATTGATTTGATCTAAATGTCTAAAACGCCATAATAATAATTTATTTCTTAAAAGTTGAGCTTGTTTATAATACTCCTTACCTTTATAAAGAGGTAATCGTCTTGTAGCCTTGTCCATGTGTATATCTATTGTTCTTGAGCCAAGGGCGGCATCAGCAATCGGAGATTGGGAAGAAAATAATCTTGGTGATTTAATTCTATAAAATTCTATTTGTTTTTTGCCTTCACCTTCTATCCTAAAAACAGGATCATCTTCTACCCCGCTTCTTAAAAGCTGAATCATATTACGGTAAGTTTCACCTCTTTTATCACCTAAATCAAATTCATTTAAAAGGAGCGTACCTTTCCATTGATTTGCTAATCTAAAGATTGAAGCTACTGTTATTGCACCACTTGTCTTGATAGCTTTATAACAAAGAGAACCAATAACCTCTAAAGCAGTTGATTTGCCTGTGCCTGTAAGCCCTGAAAACTGCAAATAAGGCACAAAAGGGAAACGATCAAATACCCAATAAAATAAAATAATATAAGGAATTATCTTTTCATAAAAGGGCGGAAGTTGGCAGTAATGATTTACAAACTGGCTGATCTCAGAAACCAATTCTTTATCAGTCCCATATTCTAAAGTATCTGTAGAGAGTAAAACTAATTTTTCTTGAACTAATTTATTATTGATAGGAATATATTTTTTATTATTTAATTCGATTTCAGATTTATACTCTAGGTTTTCTGGATTAGATTTATTAAATATAATAAATCTATTCTCTCTCTCTATACCATGTTCACTATGTTCATTATGTTCACCATTTTGTGCGTAAACCTGTTCAGCTATCCAATTTTCAGTTTCTAAATAAGAAATTTCTATAGGTTCATCCTTTTTAGCATTTCTTAAATCCTCTTTTTGTCTTTTTTTGGCTTGTTCTACAATGTCACTCATAACAACTCCCTCATCGCTTCATAAAACTTTAATCCTTTTGAATCCATTAAAAACTTAATAGTATCTCCCGACCAATCACAACCAAAGCATTTAGCTCGGTTGTTAGGAAATATACAAAATGAGGCTGTCTTTTCTTCATGGAATGGACATTTGGCAAACCATTTATTGCCAACTTTTCTAAATTCAACCCCGACTAATTGTTCAAATGGAAATTCTTTGGCTCGATCAATCTCAAATTGTTCAAACTTTGCGTATTTAAAGATATCCATTTTTTGATCTGTTATCTTGCCATAAAGTGTTAGCCAATAGGCAATCCATTTATGGATTATGTAGTATTCTGAAAAAACAGCAGCCTCATACTCTTGCAAAAACCATTTTTCTTTTGATTTTGTTTGAATAATTTTGCCAATAAGTCTTTTATGCTCTACTAAAAGTTCATTTTGTCTATTAAGACATTCTTCGAGCTTTGTTTCAATAATAGGCTTTAAATTTTCCTTAAACGGCTCAAAATCGTCATTTGATAGCGGTGGATATTTAAAATGATTAAAAACTTTACCTTCTTTAATCCAATCAAAACCTGCACCAACTAGAGGCACGCCCGAAGGAGTGTTGTCAGTGCAGGTGTAAATGGGACTAAAAGCGTGCCTCATACTCTAGTATAAGCACACTACAACCTAGTTGTCAATAAGAAGTTTGGAGTGTTCCAACAACCTTTTATAAGTTTTGGGATATCTATGTTTTAAGACTTGAAGCATATCGAAATACCCAATAGAAGTGAAGCCGAAGTCAGTCTGCCTAAATCCGGCCTCACAAGATTTACAAGGGCAATAATCAAGTTCAGCCAGTTGGTTCAGATTTATCATTTTAAGCCTTTGATAGACTGCTCGGCTTTCGTCAAGCAGTCTCGAAAGCCTCAAAACTTACCTTGTACTACAACTCCTCCTACCATTTCTGCTACTTTTTGCATTTTCTTAATAGCTTTAAGTGTGGCAAGACCATCCATAACTTTTTCTCCACTTGAACTTGTTTGAATGCTCCATGAGTCAGCATTTTCGTTGACTGTCTCTACTAACTCTCCATTTTGGAAACCATCAAAACTATTATCAGGATGATAAGCTTGAAAATCAAAAAGACTTGTTTTTGGATTATATTCCATTTATTTTTCACCTCCTCTCAATTCAATCACCGCAACAATAACAAACCCCAACCAGAGTAAAGCGAATAAATAATAACTTAAGTCGTTTAGGATTAGGTTAAACATTTTGTTTTCTACGCCATATTATATATTCTGGAATAGTCATTTTAAGTTTTTTGGCTTCGGCTAATCTGCGATAAAGTTTTCTAATGCTGATATATTTTTTCATATTCTTGGTTAGTTGCCTGATTCTTAAACAGTATATCATAGGTTAGCAAGTGTTATCAAGTGGCAAGATGTGGCTATTTTTAATTAAGTGTATAATATAAGAATGACAATTAAACAAGCAAGAGCAATTAGGGAGATCACTGAAAATCACTTAAAAACTTATGGTCAAGCTATGCTAAGGGCTGGATATAAACCAAGTACTGCAAATAAACCCTCAAATCTTACTAAATCCGATAATTGGCGTAAAATCATGGCTCAATATCTTCCCGATCACAAGCTATTCAAAACCCATGAAGACGCTCTTACAGCCTCTAAATGGAACGATTTTACTGGAGATAGAGAACCAGATCATAATATCCGTTTAAAAGCCGTAGATATGGCCTACAAGCTCAAAGGACGTGGTAACGATAGCGTAACATCTAACACCCAAATCAACATCAGCTTTGACGGTACAGGTTATATCCCGCCAGAGAATGTATTGAATGTTAAGCCTACCCATAAGAGTAGCAAACCTAAAGAAGTACGCATCTAGCCTTAATAGCCATGTAGAGCGTCGCAAATGTATCCTTCTGCGACGTATATACAAGGCTAAACCCTTAAAATAGCTTTAATCATTACCCCATAGTGATATAGTTTAGCTTTATAACATCCACTCGCCCGAGACGGGGGGTGGGTTAAATTTCTATGGGTGGTAACTATGCCTAAGTATCTAGTCCAAATTTAAAAAAAGGATATTTGACATTCTTGTTACGCTATCGTATCATTAACCTATGATCTCCTGTAACAACTGCAACGTTATCGTAACAAAACTAAATTTCTGTAGCGATAAGTGCAGGGTTCAATACCATAGGCATAACGCTCCCGTAACAAAACCCAAACAAACACTAGAACAATCTGAAAAGATTATTGAAGAGTTTGTTGAGAAGAAAAAGGAAGAAGGAAATCTTAAGTTATGCAAACATGGTGCAATGATTGGCTTATGCAAGTATAATTGCAAGTAATGCCATCAATCAACTTCTACGACTTCATCTCCCAACACCTCAAAAAAGAAGGTCTAAAACCCCTCAACCGCTTCCAGCTTGAAGTTTTAAGAAACCCCCACCGCTTCAAAACCATAGTCTGGCACCGCAGGGCAGGTAAGACCGTCATGTCCCTGGTCGAAGTTCTCAAACAAAGTCAACAGCGAATCGGCGTCTATTGGATAGTATTCCCGTTTTTAGACGAAGCCCGTGATGCCATCTGGAATAATATGTTATTCAAAGTCTTACCAGAACAATTTATCGTCAAAAAAAACGAAAACTTTATGTCGGTCAGATTCACCAACGGAAGCTATCTTAGACTAAAAGGTGCAGATCACCCCGATAGTTTGCGTGGCCCTAACGTCTGTGGGGTGGTTCTTGATGAGTTTGCCAAACAAAAACTTGAAGCCTGGAAGATCATCTCCCCAATCATAGCCGAAAACAAAGGCTGGGCCTGGTTTGTCTCCACGCCAATCGGCAAAAATCATCTCTATGACTACTATAATCGAGGTAATATCAAAAAGAACAAACAATGGGCCAGCTGGTATTTAAGGGCCTCAGAATCCCAAATCATAGACGCTGATGAGCTTGAAAGAGAACAAGACGACATCGGCCCCGAACAATATTCGCAGGAATATGAATGCGCTTGGCTTGAAGGTGCAGGCCAGGTATTCAGGGGCGTAGCAGAAATCCTAACCGCCATTCCCCAGGAACCCCTAACAAACCATATCTATGTCTGCGGAGTCGATATCGCCAAGCACACGGATTTCACGGTCATCTCGGTATTTGACCGCCAGAACAATATGGAAGTTTACCAGGACAGGTTTAAACAAATAGACTGGCCTCTGCAGAGGGAAAGAATTGCCCAAATCTCCAAACACTACAACCACGCCATGGTCGCCCTTGACGCCACGGGGATCGGTGATGTTTTCTGCGATGAACTGGCTAGGATGAATGTAGCTGTAGAACCTATTAAAATATCAGAACCCTTAAAAAGAGAGTTAGTCCAACGGCTTTCCATGTGGATACAGAGGAAATATATTTCAATCCTTCCAATTAAAGAAACCACTGACGAACTTGGCGATTACGCCTATAAAAAAGGCCATACGGGCAAATATGTCTATGGTGCACCGACAGGCAGGCACGATGATATCGTGATGTCCATAGCCCTTGCGGTTTCTCAGCTTAATCCTTTAGTTGCTCCGATAGCCAAAATTGACTTAACTCCTTTACAAAGTTATAAACAAAGGTTATTATCGAGATTAGGAGGCGAAGATGAATACTTTGAAAACCTCAGGGAATGGCAAGACCTTTGATGTTGACAAGGCAGTTGAAGCATTAAGGGTATTATGGGATTTAATGGAATTTTATATTTGGCATCCGACCCTTGATACTGCCAATGCCATTAAAGGCCAAAACGCCTTTTACCTAAAAGACAAAATAACAGGTGCAATCCACCAACGACATCTAACCAAAGAAGTTAAAAGTGCCATCAAAGCCCAACTGGATTACTGGCAGGACAGAAAAATATCCGAACCTTATACAATGGATGACAAATACATTAAATGGACATATCACGGCATACCAGTAGAACTCAAGATTTTAAAAATCCGCTGGAAGTTCTTTGATAATTTTAATCCCGTGACTTTTAATTATGACGATTATAAGTTAGGCAATCCATGGAATAGTTACTGGAAATCTCGGTTTTTAGTCAGATGAGTGTTGAACTTGGAGCCTTAATCATTTTGGGTCTAACTAATTTAGGTACCTTAGCCTATGTCGCTTGGTCAAATTACCTCGAGAACAAGGAAAAGTCCAAAACCATTAACGCCCTAATCGCCAAAACTTCGCAGGATTTCTCAAACTTCGAACTCTCCGACAAAATGGATAAAGTCAAGGTCGAACCCCAACCAGACCTTCGTGAGGATTTACAGGAACTTTCCGACTTAACCGAAGAAAAATTTGACGAAGCAATCAACAAACCCTAAAATTAACTTAAGAAAGCGAATTTAGACGGCGCAGTAATTGCGTCTTTTTTATTATGAATCCAAAAATACAAGCACTTCTGAATACATTAGTACAACAAAGAGCACCTATCCGTAATGAACAGGGAATTATTGGTTTTGGGCAAGTTGATCCCAGAATGGTTCGTAATCCAATGACCTCAATGGATGATACAATAGAAGCAATAAATAATTATATTTTAAATACCAGAGGAGCGTTGGTTTTACCAAAAGGGAAAGGAAAAACAAAAAACTTGATTGTTGATCCTCAAAGAAAGCGAGATTTACAATGGTTAATTGATGCAATTATTGAATCACGAAGGCCAACAGCACAATATGATATTAAACGATCACAAGAAGAAGGAACTTGGCCTTATCAGATTTAAATGGCAACAGAATACCAAACTTCAGCAGTCGAAACCAGAAACATAGGCCAGACCATTGACCAGATAATGTCCTATGCCAAAACCGCCAGAAAACCTTTTGAACGCAAATGGTACGATAACCAGTTCTTTGATGACGGCTACCATTTCCGTTATTGGTCAAGATCGGCAAATAAAATAATTGATGTCTCAAACGATACTTCAATTTATTCCCCGATGCGGGCAATCCCCAAAGCCTCAAAACAAATCAGAGGAGTTGCCAATCTTCTAACTACAACCGACCCGACTCCAGTAGTCTATCCCGAAAAACTAAACCAGACCGCTTTTGAAAACCCGCAGGAATATGAACAGGCAAAACAACAAAACAACAAAATCGCCAAATCAGCAGGCCATTGGTTAGAGGAGGAATTCAAGAAGCAGGAAATCTCCGAGCAAATGGCTTTAATGCTGATTTTGGCCGCCAAACACGGCATTTCATTTATGCAGATATGGCCTGATGCCGTTAAGGAAAAAATCAATACCCAAGTTTATGATGCCTTCGATATTTTCCTAAAAGGCGACCTTAACTCAATTTATGATTCCCCCTTTATTATTAAAGGAATCCCCAAGACAATTGCCGAAATCAAAGCCAATGAACTTTTTAACCAAGAACAACTCTCTAAAATAACCCCCGATAACAGACTTGCCTCATCTGAAATTAAAGAAGCCTATCTTCGAGCCAAACAAGGTATGCACCCAAACCCCGACATAGTGGCTACAATTCTCCAAAAAGAGTTTTTCCTAAAGGAATATCTAGGCCGTGAAAATAAAGAACGAGTCAGACAGCTTAATCCTGATCTTCTAAAAGAAAGAAAAGACGGTGATGTAGTAATCAGACACGGTTTTGTGGCAGGCGATACTTGGCTTTATGACGAATACCTTGATGTCCCCGAATATCCATTTGTTGAATTCCGCTTCGAGCCAGGCCCGATCTACCAAGTTCCCCTAATTGAACGCTTTATTCCCCAAAATAAGTCTTTGGATGTAGTTGTCTCAAGGGTAGAACGCTTCATAAACACCATGGTAACGGGCTTTTGGATGAAAAGGCAGGGCGAGCAGTTCAAGCCAACCAATATCGCAGGCGGAGTGGTTTATGAATACCTGACTACCCCGCCAGTCCAAGGCCAAATTTCACAGATTCCAGGCTTTGTCTTTAATTTTATGGGACTTTTGACCAATTTTATCGAGGAACAGGGCGTTACAACTACGACTCTAGCCAAAATTCCCCCAGGGGTTCGGGCAAATGCAGCTATTGAGAGCCTAAAAGAGTCAGAATATGCCTCTCTTGCTATTCCCCAGCGAAGATACAGGCAAACTATCAAGAAAATAGCCGAAAAATTCCTAATGATAGCCGATGATTATTTCGTAAGACCCCAAGAAGTAAGGTTTTTAGAAAAAGGCGAACCCCAATACTTTGATGTTATCGGCAAAAAGGCCATGAAAGTCAGAGAAGCCCTTGGCGTGCCAGTTGAGGGTAATGTAATCCCTGTTTCTTCCGAATATTTTGTGGATATTGAGATTGAATCAGGTCTTGGATTCACTAAACAAGGTAAACGGGATGCAATCCTGAACCTAATTGCCAAAATCTTCCTGCCATTGGCCGAAAAAGGCTATCTGCCGCAGGATGCAATCAAGGTTGCTCTTGAAAGGGTTCTTGAAACTTACCAATTCGGGGCAACAGCCGAGTTTATGGAGTCATTCGATAAAGAAGGTACATCGGTTACTGATCAGGATATTCAAAAGGTCAAAGTAGCCTTAATGGAAGTATTTAAGGATTTGCAGGGAAGTGGAATGTTCCCAGATCAAAACCAAAGGATTCAAGAAGGTAAAGTAGCTGCGGCCGAAGTTATGAAAGATACAGGCGGAGGTCAACCGCAGCAACCGCAGGGCAAACCGCCATCAATAGCTTTTAAGGATTTACCACCAGGGGGTAAAATGCAAGCCGCAGCTCAGGCAGGTATCCAGCTTGATCCTAATGAGGTAAGAATACAGGAAATAAAAGAAGATATGAAAACCATAATCAGGGATAAAGGCAGACAGACGAAAGGAGGCCAATAATGCCTTTAAAATCAGGCAGTAGCCAAAAAGTAATATCACAAAATATTAGAACTGAAATGCATCATGGCAAACCTCAAAAACAGGCTATTGCTATTGCATATTCAAAAGCAGGCAAATCAAGAAAGAAAAAACCATCTAAAAAGAATTATTCATATGAAACAATAAAAAATGCGAAAGGAGGTTAAATGCCTGACGTTAATCTTAAAAGAACATTTATAATGGAGAAAAGGAAAAAGCCATCGAGAAAAAATTATTCAAGAGAAGGCATGATGATGGCTGCAAAAAATATGATGATGTCTAAGAAAGCAATGATAATGTGATACATAGACAAAAAGTTGAATTTAATATCCAAACTACCCAGCTTGAATTTAACCGTGGTAAGTTTATCGATTGGTTAAAATCCATAGTTAATGCCAGTGGAGCGGATTTAGAAATTATCCGTTATTCAAGTAAAGATGCCGATTATGAGTGTATTCCTGTTATTATTATTCCAAAAATTGAAAAACCGATTCAAGCTAAGCCAATAGAGCAACAAATAAAAAATCTAAAAGTAAAATGATATGGGAATTAAAGCTCACCAAGATGCAATTATTGATAACTCCCAAAAAACTCCTGCCCTTATTGCTCATAGCGGTACCGCAGGAACAGCTTTAACCCGCAGAATTACCTCAACAAATACCGCAGGAGCATTGGATGTCCATATAGCAGGAACTTCTGTTGAAATTGGTGGTGGATCAAATGTCAATATAGTTACTGGAACTCAACAGCGGTTAGGAACAGTTGGCACAATTGAAAATCTTGTCGGAGGAACTATTGGATCGGTACTTGGTATTGGGGGTACAGTTCAAGTATCAGGGGCGGGTACTAATGTCAATATTGTTTCTGGTACGCAGCAAACACTTGGGACAGTTAATGTAATTGAAACTGGTTCTATTATTCAAAAATCTGGTACCGTAACTACAGGTTCACTTTCAAACCTAGCAACCCTGGGTACAATTCAAAATCTTGTAGGTGGTACTGTCACGGTCGGCAATATTAACAATATCGGTACTCTTAACATAGTTGAAGCTGGATCGCTTAACCTTATTAAAGCAGGGACAATTACTCGCCTTGAGGGCGGTTCTATAGTCATAACTAATGGAACTGTAACTGTCGGTGATATAAATAATTTAGGCACATTAAATGTAGTAGAAGCAGGAAGCCTTAATCTTCTAAAAGCTGGCACGATAACACGAGTAGAAGGTGGGTCAGTTGTTATAACTGTAGGAACTGTCAATGTTACAACAGGATCAATCGTACAAACAGCAGGAACATTGACCACAGGAACACTCCAAAACTTAGTTTCGGGAACCATAAATGCTGGTTCTATTGTATTAAATTCAGGCACAGTTACTACAGGTTCTCTAACAAACGTAGCCAATTTAGGAACAATAGCTATTTTAACCGCAGGTACAGTTACATCTGTTGGAAATGTTGTAGGCGGTACTATTACAAGACTTGGTGGTGGTTCTATAGTACAAACGGCGGGTACAGTTACGCTTTTGGAAACAGGAACCGTTACTGCCGTTAATAATCTTGTAAAAGGAACTGTTACTCGACTTGAGGGAGGGTCGGTAGTCCAAACAGCTGGTACTTTAACGACAGGGACTTTACAAAATTTAGTTAGTGGAACCTTAAATGCAGGAACCATTACCGAAACAAGACCATCCGCTTCTACACTGACTGCAATAATAGGAACAAATGTAAATATAACTCTATTAGCTGCAAATACGAATAGACGAGGAGCATATTTTTATAATGAAGGTACAGCCGCTTGTTATGTAAAATTAGGTACGACAGCAACTATAGGAAGTTTTACGGTTCAAATGTTAGGAACTTCTTTTTATGAATTACCTACTCCAGTTTATTCGGGCATAATAGATGGAATTTGGACTGCTAATACAGGAACTATGCACATAACGGAGATAACATAATGCCATATTATCCGCCAATATTAGGTGGGGGAACAGTTACAGCCATAGACCATTTAACAGATGTTGATACTACAACAGATGCACCTGCTTTAAGTGAAGTTCTTAAATGGGATGGTTCAAATTGGGTTCCTGCTACTTACAATTATGAGTTTGCCTTTAGCATAGCTTCGTTTTCAGATGGGATTTCCGATACAGATCAGTTAATAGGTACAGGCAACTGGCAGACAATTGGCGGAATCAGTTTTACCGCTACTTATAATAATGCTCCAGGAACTATGACTGCCGAAGTTGCCATGACTGGAGCTTCAACTGCTTGGGGGAGCAATTTACCGATGACCCCTGTAACCGGCCCGGAAACCAATACTGAAGCCGTCACTTATCCTTCTTCTACTGGCGGTACGGTTAAATTTACTTTATCAGTTTCAGCAGGTACTAATACATCTACCGATCAAGTTACTTTTAACAATACAATGCGTTATGGTACTTCCGGTTCGACAATTGGTAATCAAATAGAAGCAATTATTGAAAACTTAACCGAAGTAGCAGGTCCTAGTGAGTCACGAAGTCAGACTATTAGTAATATCGCAGGGACAACAACAAATTATACAGTATTCGCTTATGCCGATAGATTAAGCGATGTTTCCCAAGTTCAATTAGATAGCGGTTTTGGTTATGTAACCGCTTCTTTTAATTCAACAGCTACAACCCTTGCACCTGCCATTCAGACAACAGGTTTAACTACAGTCAGCAATTCGGCAGGTTTTATTGAGGCTTTTGCTTGTACAACTAGCAGATTACAAGGGCTTGCTAATGGGACTACCGATTTTAAACTTTTAACCAGTTCAACTGCCCAAAATTACCTTTATTGGGGAGAACTTAATAAAGCAGGAACTTATACTGAAGCCAATGTGGAAGATAATTATGCAACCCAACCAGGAAAAGTTGCCAGTAATACAATTTCAAGCCGCAGTATGATTGTAAATTGTGGAACTAATGAATATACTTATATTTCATATCCATCAAGGATTGGGACATTAACTTCAATTTTAATTAACGGTTTTGAATCATTACCTGATTTTGCTATTGATGGTACTATTGCTATAACCAATGATGCAGGCTATACGGAAGATTATCGAACTTATGTATCTGATAATCCAGGGTTTACCGACCCGACAACAATGACAGTAACAAGTTCATAGAAATGCCATCAGTCGTAGGAGAAATAACTAAAGGCGCAGTATTTGCCAGAATAGTAGATAGAACTAATGTTTCTACTAATATAGCCAGTAAAACAACGGCTTATACGGCAACAACCGCTGATGATGTAATCTTATGCAATACTTCAGCTGGCACATTCGCAGTTACGCTTTATACAGCGGTTAGCAATAATGGAAGAGAAATTACGATCAAAAAAACCGATTCATCAGCAAATGCGCTAACCATTGATGGTAATGCTTCAGAAACCATTGATGGAGTAACAACTAAAGAAATCCAATTGCAGAATAGTTCAATGACAATTGTAAGTGATAATAGTAACTGGAATATAATATAAATATATGAGTTTTTTTGAAAATATAGCAAGCGGAACCATAACCAGAGTTGAGGGTGGAACTATTGGTTCAATATTGGGCATTGGTGGAACTGT